TGCAATGTTCATCATAACAAGCGACTTACCCGAACCGGATCCACCTGCAAAGATGTTTAGTTCACCGCGACTAAACCCACCATACAGTAGTCTGTCTAGTTGTGGCCAACCGGTACTAACTTGTCCGCCATTGTTGAAGTATTTGTTAATACGTGCAGAAGGGTTAGCAAAATAATCAGTGCCCAAATCCTTTTGCAAACTAATTTGCACGGCTTCTTTGATTAGTTTTTCAACTGGGTCAAAGTCACCTTTTTCAAGTAAGTCTGCTGACTTTAAAATCGCACGTTCAAGTTCTTGTCTACGAGTAAATGACTCAAACTCATTCATAAACCACTCATTGTGGCTTTCGTTGAGTTCTGGGACTGGGCGTAGATCAACTCCAGTAACAGCCTTAATCTGTTCTACCGTAGGTAATGTTTTATACTCGTTAGTATGTGTCTTTAAAAACTCTGCCGCCGCACGTAAACTGCGATCAAAGTTTTCGGGATTGTAGATGTTGGATATCCGCACATAACTTTGTGCATCCTGTAACATCATTTCTAAAAATAGTTTTTGTAAATCTGTTGAATATTCTTTTGTAGCCATTATTAACTATGTATACGTTTCTTATGTAGCTCAATTTTTAAGCGGCTCGATTGTTTGCCTGCCAATATTGCTTTGAGTGTAAACAACTTTCCATATTTCTCTACTGCGGCGCTCACGTCTTTTACAGATTCATTCCATATGGGGAAACTAACTGACCAACCGTAATCAATAGCCTGCTCCACGAGCTTCGAACCGGCCCATACGTTTTTCCCTTTGATAAGTTTACTGTCGAAATCTGGAACAACAATGACTTCTCGTCCAAGACTGTCAATAATATCTGCTTGCACCTCGCTACATTCATTACTAAGGACAGCAACACCATCAACTGCCATCGCATCGAAGGGTCCTTCAACGACAATGACAAACTTTTTCTCAGGAGTCTGCTTGTCCATGTTGAAAACATAGTTTGGCTCGTAGTCTGCGTAGTATTTGGGTTTGATGCCATCTTCGAATGTCCTTGACGTTGAGCCTATTAACTGTCCTTTCCAGTAACACGGAACAATGACACGCTTGTGCATGTTATGCTCGTCGTCTTCTGTGGTGTAAAACTCGTATCTACTTAGCAAATTACCACCACGGCGGTCAACATATTCAACTGCACGTTTTAACGATTCGGGAGTTACATACGAGTCATCAGTTAGTGCTAAGAACGTACGCCATTCGCTAAGACTTTTTGCCCCGGGGGGCAGGGGGCGCGGAGTAAACGAAACTTCTTCTTCGGCTTCTTTTTCTTCTTCTGGGCCTACTAGTTCCTTGACCCTAATGGCATCAATAACTAACCGCTTGATGGAGTTTTCATCTGCTCCTAACCAACTCAGGAGTTTTCGAAACTTATAGTTAAGATGTCGTCCTGGTGTGTAGTTGGCTTTGAAGTTACAGTTGAAACAAGAGTATGTTACAGCACCATTGGAGTTTGCAATTAATCCGCCGCGCCCCCTAGTGTCACGGCTTTCGCCGTTGTGCTCACAACAGACGGCGTTAAAACTGATCCACCCGCTTACAGAAGTTTTCTTTTTAGCGGGTAGATATTGTTTTACTGCGTCTTGGATTGTTGTTAGCATTAAGCTATTATATAGCGTCTCCTGCTAGAACTCAAGTATTTAGGTGTTGAGGTATCCGGGCAGTACTTCCAGATCTAATACTGCACCATAGTTATCATCATTGTACAGCGGTCGTTGAATGTCAGTGCTACTAATTGTTCGTGTAGTTAGTTTGTAAAAACGTTGTTCTAAATTTGCCAGTGTAGCCGATGTGATAGTTACAGTGCCTTGACCTTTTTGAATATTACCACCTAGGTTCGCATCAAAGTTAACATTACCCGACCACACAGTAACATTGTTGTTAAAGTCCTGGATATCAACTTGCACAGTGTACCCTGCAACATTAGCAGTTTTTTGATCTTGGTTCTTAACGACAATTTGTAAAGGGTTGTCAATTCCCTGATAAACTTTAATTGGGCGGCTATACACGTCTCGGTTCCTTACAGTGAAGATGGAGGTGTCCAAAATTTGGACCTCCACTTTTTGGTCTACTAAATATAGTTTGATAGTCTGCATTTGTTAGGCAATCTTTTAGATATTTATCGTAAAAGTGGAAATAGATATTAAGGCATTATTAGCGCAATACCCGTATTTGACTTACATTGTCTACGGCGGCAACGATTACGTGGGCATTGTACAAAATGCAGACGAGCAAATCACTACAATCTACGACTTTGGTAGCTTAAAAACTCCAGAGCAAAAGGCTAAGTTCTTGGAACTTGGTGAAATCTGGTGGTGGGAAAGCAATAGGATTATTCCTATTAACGTTTTCCTAAAGAATGACTGGATTTCGTTCAAGTTTTGTGTTAAAACTATGAACAGCAAAGACGTAGAAATTAAATATGGGCCCCAGACGAGCCTAAAAGAAATCGCCGCAAAACGTAGTAAGCGACGATCAATAACGTTAGTTCGACGAACTTGAGCTAAGTTGCTCGCAAATTAGGTTCATGTGTACTGCAACCAAGTGAGCATACGCAACGGCGTGCGCCTTCTTAAACACATACCCTTCATCAGTTGCATCCCATATTGTTTTTGCAACTTCTGCCCACGGCAACCCAATTAACTGACGCTTACCTGGACGAATAATAGCAAGCAACATTGCCAGTCTGGGTATACTGTTAACTGGCTCGGGCATTTTTATCATTGTGTCGTAATGATTACCAATGTGCATTAGTTGACTGCAAAAGTCACAGTCTGCCAATAAGTCCCACAGTGGTTCTGTGTTCATTAATTGTTCTAAGTGAGCTTCGTTTGTAATCTGTGTATATAACGATACGTTCAAAAAGTCCAGTTTCGCATAACCAAACTCTTCAGCACGTTGATAATCAATACTAGCCATCCCTGTAAACGGATCTTTGGGGATATCCGTCGGATACACACCTGTATTATGCTTAACTAACTTATCGTCGCGGGCAATACTTGCAGAGGTTACGTCAAGAACCGCTAACGCCGCTTCTCTATTACCAAAGTCAATGTCAATGTCTGATTTAAACTTCACAGTCCAGCCTTATCCAATACAGATTTTGTCCACTTAGTATCATCCGAATACTCTTTAAATTTCTTCTGCCAGAACTCTGGTTCAAGTTCAGACATAATCATAGCCACTTGGTCTTCACGGAGGCTATCAAGAAACGCAACCCCGCTGGCACAATTGTACACAACCCAAGGACTAATGCGACCGGTACTAATATGATGCACGATCCTATTACTATTACCGTATCTAAAATAGTCTGTAAATCCGTTTTTAAGTTCTGGGTTTTCCTCGGCATATTTTGTCATTTCCTTCAATGCACGTTCAAGCGCATCTTGGACAGCTTCTTTCTTTAAATACTCACTCAACCACTCTACGTATAAGCTATCCTTACACCAGTAATCGAGTTTCTTATTGTTTTTTAGTAACCATTCAGTGAAACTGGTTGTATTCACTGCTCTAATGGAAACTAGATATCTTCCAAATTTAACAAAAGCAAGGTAGTACGGACTGTTGCAAAAATCCTCATAGCTTTTATGCTTTGTGGTTCCTTGGGTTAGTTCATAAAAACGAAGATATGATTTGTAACCAAGCTGTACACCTGTTTCTGTTTCCTGTTGTGCTCTTCGTTTCTTTTCACATACGTGAGAAGCTAGCGTGGATTCACGCATAAACTCCTTACCGCAATACTTACATTTGTGACCTGTCATAGATCAGACTTAATTTTCTTATCATCCCACCCGTGCGACTTAGCTAAAGCCTTAAGATCGTCCTTGGTGTTTAGTTTTAGCATAGTTTCAATGTCGTCATCTTTTAATTCAGGATACATTTCTTGCAAAAACTTAAATGCCTTGTTGTTATTTTCCTTTTTACCTGCGGCAAGCCATTTATGATATTGCTTGCCCATGCCGGGACTAACTGTTGTAGCCATTAACCATTGCAACTTTTTATGCTGTGTGGTGTTAATGTCAAAGAAGTTCTTGTTTAATCTTTCATTTGTGCTCATTAAGTAGTACGCTTGCAGTTCTGAACTGCCTTCTACGGCACTGCCCCAACGAATCATAATAAACGGACTGAACTTCTTTTGTTCTTCTGGCGACAATTCATCAAAGAAGTTTCTATTCTTCTTATCAAACTGTAACATCTCATTTGAAATATGTAGCTTATCCATTATTGTCCTTCTTTAACAGATGATATAGTTCAATGCATCTATCAGTGTATTCTTTCATAGCAGGGTTAGTTTTTGCCATACGGCGAATTTCGCCCCACATTCTATTTTCATACAATTCTTCAAGTGCTGTTTTGTTTTCTTTAACTAAAGTCTTGTATACTTCGCCAGACTCGCGTTCATATATTGTAGCACCACCGTCGGGGCTTTCAAAGATTTTAGACATCACCACACCTTTGAATAATTCACAACTTCACTTTGTCTACTAATGTCTTTTACAAAAAAGGCACACAATGGTTTGT